TAGCTGGACCCCAGCTGATTTCATGTGTTACTGCTCTTAACAGCACTCCGGATATTTGTATATCGCCTCCAGAGGTATCCCATCTCCTTCTTGGTTGTGTGCATGGGTTGACTCCCACGCCGATTTTTCGATGCGCTGGTTTAAGGCGCAAAAGATGGTCAAGGTTTATACTTGACAAGAATCTTAGCTAGTGCGGCCTGGTCCTCTAAGGACATGACTGTGGCTGCAGTAGTCAAGGTTTGCTCGAGCGCATCAGGTGTGTCTTCCTCGTCGCCACTGCCTTCATCCTGGCATGTAAGACGACGCGGGCACGCTTGTGCCTGCGAGCTGGGTTGCGGTGACGATTGCGATGTGGTCGTGGACGCCGCCGCCGGTGTTTGTATGTGTTCGTCCCGCGGAGGGGGGCCATCTGTGTGCTTGCATGGCAAAGCCGTTATGTTGGATAAGTCTCCTTCATTGATACGGGTTGCGGATGGGCCTAGAGCCTCCTGAATTTGCTGCTGTACTGTCTTCCCACGCCTTGATGCCAACCCTAATGGCAGATTAGTTATGAAGTAATCGTGGATGACGGTCAAATTGGCCGTTGAAGTCTGTGGAAAGTAGCATGCCCAGTAATCGCCTACTGAAGAAAAGTTGACGATGCTGGCAGAGACGAATGAGTTGGTGTACGTGGAGGTGGAACTGTTAGCTGCTGAGACTGTGGCTGACACGTTGACAGGATAGGTGTCGAACAATTGTCCACCTCCTCCAGCCACATTTGCCAGTGTAGCAGTTCCACTTAGGTACGGTACCGTAGGCGTGAACGTAACAGAGTTTGACACGGAATTGAGATTGGCCGTGTACAAAATCAGGTACTTGCCTGGGTTTGTGCATGATAGAGCTAAAGCCCCACTGGTCGGATTTCCGAAAGTTGACGGTGAGAATCCGTTGGCTCCTATCACTGTATTTCGCGACAGAATTACAGACCCGGAAGCGCCTCCAGATGTGACTGCTGTTATATGCTGAGAGAATGTTCCTGCTACAGTTTCCAGGATCGGTCTGGAGCATCGCACATGGTATGAACACCAGAGTTCCCCGATCGCGGTGCCGCTTCCCGTGGGCATGTTGACTGTGCCCACTGATGTGACACAAGGCACTGAGAACCTTGCGTCACCTGGTATAGATGCCACAGTGGTGGCCCCAGGGACGACATAGTGAGTCGTCAAAGTGTTCCGCTTTGGGTCACACTCAATGGGGTGGCACTGGCTCTCCAGGGGGCTGCCGCTGGTGGAGAATTCCGCAGCTTCCATTGCTCTCTTGTTTGCGAATGATGTGTCCAAACAGTCGTAATCGGTTGCGATGATGACCGTACCTAAGCCCATGTTTGTAGATGTAGCTGCCACCTGAGCACATGTAGACTTGTATACGTAAACCATGCCCAATAGCTCAAATTCCTCGTAGAGCGCAGCTATCTGCGACATCCACGGCATGAGCTGTGGGTTACCTGGATTGTTGACATACGTTTGGATGGTGAAGTTCGTGGTGGGTAGGATGTCTGCGATATATTCTTCATGACATATCACAATGTCCGATCCGGTGCCAGTAGTGTTGAACGTAGGTGGCCGATTCACATGGGTTCCACCCTCCACTGACATGCCTTTGGACGATCTAGGCCCGTTCCACAAGGAGTTTTTCCTGATGTGGTACTTGCCCATTCCTAGAATTTTAGATAGCCAACTGCCAGCTGACCCTACCAGCTCACTGACGGCTTTAGGAGCGCCCAAAGCGCTCGCTAGTCCTGACGATCCCGCTCTGATCGCATCGTTGGCCCGGGACGGACCCACTTCCCCCTGCGGTGAAAAAGCCCAATCCTTGAAATCAGACCAATACCCACCTTTGCCCCGAATCCGCGGGACCATGGTTACTGATTTTTTAGGAATTGTTCTTTTGATTAGTTTTTTCATTATTGTTTTGGTTTTTGGTTTAGACGACATTTTTATGTTTGACCTATTTTCACTGTCACGAGGCCGATTGTGCACAAAACCGATACAGTCTTAAGAGGAACGGATAGTTTTACTTGTGTGTTGAGTGAGTATTGTTGTGATTGGTTTCCGACCAATGCTGGAATTGTTGAGATGCATTACTCGCTTAGTTTCACCCAGCTTTGTCGCTCTGATCTCTATGACTACTTGCTCTAACGATCCCAAGCAGCTTCGAGGACACAGTTTTTAACAACACATTCCAGCCTATGGGCGCTAACGACGCGCCCAAATCCGCATTACCACATGAGATCTTTCGGAGCGTTCGAATCAGCATCACACAAGTACCTGAATAGCGGCCCTACAGACAATGAAGTTAATGTGACAGAATTCAATTCTCTGTCCAACATGCTTTGCATTGTGTGGTCCCACCGGTAAACTGTGTGTAATGTGCTCCAAACGTCGAATGACTCTTCACATGGTTCGAATTTCATCTGCCATTCTTTGACTGGTGCGGCTACCGGTCGGCTCACATCTGACGTGAGCTGCAGAATCCTTTCTATGTATGATCTCAGTGGCGGCACTGGCCAGCAAGCTTTCCTTAAGCTCAGCGCGGTGCCGCGCAGTAGAGATCTTATTGGTATATTGGTGGGGGGCTGGCACATCACGCCTAGCTTTGCTATCACTCTCCCTACTTTCGGCGCGAAAACGTGGCCATCTTGTATCGGTACTATGCGCATTGAGCAAAACTCAGCTTCGTAAACATTACGCCGGATGATGGCTTCAGACTTGAACCCCATTCTAAGCCACACGTCATTCCAATCGACCATACGTATCAACCACCCGGGCGCATTTATCAAAGCATCATCACCTTGCGCCAGCATGACGATAAGAAGCATGATTACCACAATGTCATATCCAGTTGCCTCCTCGATAGCGAACAGGTGTATGAGTATATTCATGATTGTGTTGCCCAGGGATGTGTAAGGATCACCTGATTTCCTGCCACCTTTTCTTGAGTATTTCACCCCCCCAGATGTAAATCCTCTAGTGTCGATGTTAGCACGCATCAAATCCTGCACAGCGGGTGGAACCCCAAGCTTGGCGAAAAGCCAGCACTCAAGTTCCATCAGCTGTCTGTGCTGTGATGAATCAAACGCACTAATGTCATTCTCTAACCATGTGTCGTGTTTGAACATCTTCATCGCTGAATCACGGACAGACACCCCGGACGTGAACACAATGTTCTTATTTTTGTTTAAATCTCTCTTGACATGATTCTGGAGGGTTGCTATCGATGGGCCCACTAAGCTGATGAATTCTGGAGTGGCTCCTTGTATCAGTCTGGGCGCTTTGTCACTCACCCCTGCTGGACTCCGGTAATTGGCTGTTTCCACTTTCACGAATCCCTTCCGCACTGTCCATTTCCTGGCTAGTTCTTTGGGTATGCGCTCACTCTCAGAAAATCCCATCTCCTCGACTCTCACACGTGCATCAAATATAGTTTTCTTAACTGATGCACTCGCATTTGACCCTTCCAGGTATTCATGAATTGACATCGCTGCCCACTTAGTGCGTACTGTGTGTTTGAAAATTTTGCGATAATTGTGCTTCACAAATCCCTCGAATTGCTGCATCGTGTTCGGATCATGGATAGGTGACTTTTTCAGCACACGAGCTCTCACTGCTTCCACTTCATTCGACAGTGTAGGTGCATAAGCCGTGGGCAAGTAGTCTACATCAACAGGACCAACAATTGTTACAACGCTTGCTTTCTCAACGCTTCGCATCTTCCGTGGTGCGACAAATGACATCTTCGCCCCCCGTGCCAGCTCGACTTCTTTTGTTGGTGCGGTTGACATGGCATATGTACGCACCCCTTTAACTACGTCGATGGCTACGGGTGCTAAGCTGCTCGCCATTGGTCCACCTGCATACATCATGGACAAGTTGAAAAGCACATGGATAGCCACTCTAACCCAGTATGTATCAGCTGGTCCATAAGAACACAAAGCCTGATTCAGCACGTGTAAGGGAGCGGTATACGCCGTGTGTGTCACCACGCATTCGAGGGCTATGTACAAGAGTGAACTCAATGGGTTCCTATTGACTTCCTCATGGAGCGGGCTGATAATGACTGACGCAAAGTTTTTAAGTGCTGTGCCAACAAGGTTGACCCATTTGGCAGCGAAAACGCTGGTTAGCAATGATGAGTACACGAACTGAGTGGCTTTAGTGGTGGTGGTTACAGGTTGAATTAATGGTGGTTTCGATGGCACTCTGTTCCAAAACCGCTTCGCTTGCTCGAACACACTATTAGCGGCATTAGTCAATTGATTGACTGATGTGGTGTGATTCGAGAAATAGCCAGCTTGGAAGTATTTATTATATATATTGGTTGATATTCTAAATTTGGGATAGAGTGATGCTGTGCTGTCCATGGTCAACTTAGTCGACCTCGCAGCCACGAAGGTGTACGGCATGACAGAGTCTGCTCCTTGCATGTACATCGCAACGCCGTGTCTCATGGCTGATTGAAACGGACCAGTGATGACACTGAAGCGGCCGTAAAGTGACGCTGCAAAGCTCGCACACGTAATGCGCCTAACGTTGTGTGATATCTTCATGCTGCTGCGCAGACTGCGGTCTGTCTCATTTGTTTGTATCCCATGGTATTTGTGGTGGTGGAAAGCAATGAGCGGTCCATAATCCATCAGATCGGCCAATTGTCTGGCAGTTATGTTGAGCCGTTGCGCCCAAATAGAAGTCTGCGCTTGCCATATTTTGTAGTTTTCCAACGTGTGATCACGCATACTCCAGAACGACCTCGACTCGTCCAAATACGTAGATGGGAGGGTCACTGTTTCGTCTAGCACATCTACGTAAGTCACGCGCGTAAAGCTATTGGATGTGAAGTCAGGCGTGCGAAAAGTGAACACCGACATCACACTCTCATTCCTGATCCTGCATTTATTATGGACCGACCACTCGTTCACTGAAATGGTCTGTTGATCAGGATACGCAACACGCTGAGGTACTGGGGCTGGGTGGAATGTGAGTGGTGCGGGTGGGGCAAGCGGAGGTAGATATGCATTTGGGTTTGCGGCGCCGGGGTTAGCTGCACCGGGATTTGGATTTACAGCACCGGGATTGGGATTAGCATTGCCGGCAGGCACTGCTGCGCCCGGCATGTGTCCACCAGGCAGTGCGGCTTGTGCTGCAGTTGCTGCGATGCGCGCCCTGATGAGTGCGCGCACTGGCAATTGGACAGCTGCGTTCTGGGCTGGAGCAGCCGGTCCGGCTGGTGGATTCGCGGCAGCTGCGGTGGGGTTCTGCAGTGGCGGTGTGGGTGGCACGTTAGGTGGGTTAAAGTTATTGGCAGGCTGCCCATTAGGTCCCGCAGGTAGATTAGATGGTGCGTTTGGTGGCGGTTGTGGTTGCGGCTCTGTGTGGTTTGCAGTGGAGCTTGGCACGGCGCCACTTGGGCTCGGCGGAGCTGTCGGTGGGCTTTGATCGATTGACAGCGTCGTATCCGTAGTATCCCCGTTGTTAGCATCACTAGAGGCTGAACTGCTGCTACTTTCTCCCCTGAGCATTCTGACCCACTTGACGCGGTGTGCGTCATCTTTTATGCTCAGTAAGCTCATATTCTCAAGCAGAAATCTGCGATTTAGATTGTAAGATGTCACAAAATCTTCATCGAACAGCACATTCTCGAGGTCACCGGCTAATTGCATCACCATCCTTCTGTAGTTCAACGCACATTTGTACTCATAGACAGCGCGCTCCAACTGCTCACCTGTGTCCCCTGAATCCACGATGTCGTCCATTTTATCAGTAGCCTTGTCCACCACGTCATATGCAAATATAAAGTGTGCTTTTTGGGCCGGTGTGGCACGAGGAGTATTGCTGTCTGCTTTGCTGCTGGTTGTCGCTTCATCGCCGGAGGATGCCGCCTCCGACTCATCGCTTTTACTATCATCGTCTGACGCTTCAGTGCCACTATCTTCATCTTCGGCCGCCTTGGTGAATATCGAGTACAGCTTCGTGCACGTGATCAATTTTGACTGTGCCAACGCCATTGCTGGCCCGTCACGCGCCATGTGAGCCACACCCATCTGCTTTCGGATCGCTCTCTCGACATAACGCCAGTCCGTACCACAATCGTAGCCGTATTCCTGCACTAAATCGATGTAGCACGCGGCTGCGCTCTGCGGGTAGATTAAACCGTCATCTTCTTTCAATTTATTGAGGAACATTTCGGACAATGCTTCTGGTCCATAAACTGATGCTGGGCTGCTGCTGGATGTTGTATTGCCGTTGGTTGTGTGTGCAGCTCGATTGCGAGCGATGTTGGACAAACACCAGTGGCACTCATATAAGTCTGCTCGTACGGGGTAGTTGATCCAATACCACCTCGGATCGGGTCGTGGGCCTATGAACGGTTCAAAATTGTAACGAGGCCGGTAGTCGATAAAACTAATGGTGTGGTGTGTCGGGCACCATGCGAAGTAGGCCATGAAACCTTCGGGCGACACTCGAACTGCACGCCTCGGCATGGTGGTCGGTTGACCCACGCTGACCGTCGTTGGGTTTCCGTTCAAAGCATGGATGAGTGAATTGCGTTTCTTGTGAGATATTGAATGTTGTTTGGTACTACCTCCTCTTCCTCTCCTATTGTCTAAACTTCTACTTCTTAACAGGTCTTGTGGCACTGCTGCATCAAGTTTTTCGAGTTTGCGCTCGCAGTATAGTCGCTGCCGACTCATTTGGATATTGATTTTATAAGAAAATTTTTTAACGGGGTGTGCAAAGACATATTGTGCCGTGCCCATGTGCGTGCGCAGCTAGACCATGATCACCATTTGACGGTTGCACTCCTACTCCACGTAAAAACTGTCGGATACGCCACCTAGGTTTTATAGAGTTTCAGAGCCCACGACGACTGGATATTCATGGAATAATCATTAACCACAATGTGGTGTTAGAAGCACAGATGCGGGGGCATCCGCCATGGGCGCTTTCCTGTTAAGGTGCACTGCTCACTAGAGCTTTACCACTGTCGGTCACAGTGTTACGGGTCGTAACCGTTGGGCACCTGCGTCAATGACGTTAGAAGTGCCTATTCCACGAGGTTGCTGCATACCTCGCTTACATCAGGGCTAATCCTGCTGCTTTCCATGGTCTCCCATGTGTGGGCGCGAGCCACGCACGCTAGTGCTATAAAACCGTAGGTGTGGTGGACATGGCAGCTGTTACCATACCTACGTGAAAACGGG